TTTAACTTAGAGCATGACCCAAGTAAAGAAGTACCCGCGTACATTCTTGAAGCGTGGATAGTTGAAAACCCAACGCAAGACAAAGCCTTTACTACCTACGGCATCGAAGTTCCTAAGGGAACGTTAATGTTAACGGCGCAAATTACCGACGCTGAATACTACAATAAACTAGTAAAAGACGAACAGCTAGGCTTTAGCATCGAGGGTTTTTTGGGAATGAAATTAAGTAACCAATTAACTAAATATAACATGAATTTCCCAGACGGAGAACACCTTATCGAAGGTAAAATCTACGTAGTTAAGGACGGCCAAGTTGTCGAAATTAAAGAAGTAGAAAAAGAAGAAGTCGAAATGGCTGAAGTAACTGAAGAAGTTACCGAAGAAGTAGCTATGGAAGACACTAGCGTAACCGAAGAAGAAGTCGTAGAAGAAGAAGTAGCTACTGAAATGGCTATCGACCCTGTCGCTGACACTGAGGCTATCTTAGCTATCGTTATGCCATTAATCGAAGAACGCGAAAAAGCTATCATCGGAATGGTTGCGGACCTTAAAAACCAAATCGAAGAACTCGGCGTAGTTAAAGAAGAAGTCGAAGACGAAATGGAACTAGCGAAAGAAACAAAAATGTCGGCTTTCGATAGATTCAAAGCGTTTCGCGCATCAAACAAGTAACAATTAAAAACAAAATAAAAACCAACACAATGATTAGAAATCTAAAATTTGACTTGGACGTAGACACAAACGCGTTGTTATGTCCTAACCCAGACGAGTTTTACAGCCGTGCTTACTTAACTGAAGACATCGCTGATAACTACCGCACTTTGCCAGGCATTAAATCGGCTACTAAATTAGCTAACGTTACTTTCGGTAACATCTTAGCGCCTTCAACTTGTAACTTTGCTGCACCTACAGACAACCTTGACGCTGTAGACATCGACGTTTGTGCGCTTTCAGCTATGTCACAAATTTGTCAGTTCGACTTAGAGCAATCATTTTTAGCTTTGCAAATGGCACAAGGTTCTAACGGCGACTTTTCTGTAGCTTCTTTCATGTCTTACTACTGGACTGAAATGGCTGGTAAAATCGGTCAAGACCTAGAGCTTATTCGTTGGCAAGGTGACACCGCTAGCCAAGACGACGTACTTTCTTTGTGTGACGGCTACATTAAAAAATTGTGTGCTGACAACGCAGTAAACGGAGTTTATGGTGGTGCTGTTACGTCTTCAAACGTACTTGCTCAAATGACAGCTGTACTTCAAGCTTCACCTACTGCAGTTCAATCTAAGCGTGCGGACCTTCGTTTGTTCGTTTCTAGCGACGTATTCGTAAACTACCAAATTGCTGCCGCTTCAGGTAACACTTTGACTTACGTTACTGCACCGCTTGCACCTACTTTCTTAGGAATTAAAATCGTTCTTGCTGAAGGTATGCCTGTTAACACTATGGTTCTTGCTTTGAAAACAGACCTTATCTATGCGTTCGACGCTGAAGGTGACTCTAAAGCATTGAAAGCTGTTAACCTTTCTGACTCAGTAGCTGAGCCTTACATTCGTACACGTGCGAACCTTAAAGCTGGTTTCCACTATACGAACCCTGATCAAATTGTTCTTTACAACGTTTGCTTCGACTAATCGTTAACGACAATTTAAAAACAGACGGGGCGGCCATAAAACGCCGCCCTTTTTTTTAACATTAAAAAATTTTATACTATGGCCTGTGCTACACTCGAGCAAATCGAAAAATCATGCGACAACAATAGTGGGGGAATTTATACCTTACTAATTAACCAACAAGACAATATTGGGGACATTGTAACCGATGAAACTGGTACAAACTGGATTGTGACTTCAATCCCACACACGTCACCTTTTATTCCTTTGGAGTTCAAAAGAAACACTAGTAACTACACCGAAGACGGAACTATTGACTTAGTAAACGGGTCTTCTTACGTTACTCAAACTATCAACTTAATGTTCCACAGACGCGACCAAGAAAAAAGCCGCGCTATTAAAGTATTAGGCTCAGGCCAGCAGTACTTGACTGCGGTAATCGGTGACGCTAACGGCAAATATTGGTACTTCCCTTACTTGCAAGTTTCAGCTTACGGCGAAGGTTCGGGAACTACCCGTGCGGACGGCTCTAAGTATTCACTTACTTTGGTTGCTGAAAACGAAACACTAGCTTACGAAGTAGACGCTGACATTATTGCAGGTCTTTTAGTTTAATTCTTACGTTTCATAGAATAGTTAGCCCCCTCATTGTAGGGGGTTTTCTATTTGAACAAGTCCGTAATCTAATTTAATATTGTTATGGTTTACATTCAAAAGGACGAAGTTAACACGTTTGCGTTAACGCTTACGGAAGTTACTACAATCGTAGACCCTTATTATTTGTTCGTGTTTGAGGGTGAATTTAACACCGCTACTGAGCCTGTTTTTTGGGTTGGTGCTGACACGTCTAGTTTTCCAAATAGATACAACCTATTCACCTTAGAAGAAGGCGTAGACCTTACGCTTATTCGCGGGCAATATACATACAAGGTTTACGAAAGCGTAGACCCTATAGTAGTAGACGAAAACACGAATACAAACGGACTTAATTTAATAGAAGAAGGGCGCTTAGTAGTTGCGGGCGGTTCTATTTCTAGTATATACGACTAAATAAAATGGGAATTTTCGATAGATTCAAACAAGCAAAACCCGAAGTAGTAGAAGGCTATCAAAGCTTTTCAACTCCTTTCGGTAAAATAGGACGCGGTGACTTGTCGCTACCTTACGTTAATGGACGTTACCAAGTTTCGGGCTACGTTCCTTTCGGACAGGACAATCTTTACCCTGAAATCCTTAACCAAATTTACTACACTTCGCCTTTACACGGGGCTATTGTAGACTTTAAGGTTAACGCAACTATCGGTGCTGGGTACGAATTAAAGACGGACAAGCTTTCGCCTCAGGAACTTCTAGACCTATACACTTGGGAAAAGAAAATGCGCCTAGCTAAGTCTGTTAAAGCCGTTACTAAACAACTAGTAATGCACAACCGCGTTTATTTTAAGCTACATTTTGACGAAAAAGGTAAGCTTCATAAAATCGAAAACGTCAGCCCTGAGAAAGTACGCGTAAACAATACAAAAACAATGTATTCACTTTGCGACGACTGGGCCTCTAGAATAGACGTAGAAGAAGTAAAGCCTTACCACCCACTAAATAGCGACAAATGTCAGCTTTATAGCTACGAATTGCCGTCAATCGGACAAGATTATTACCCATTACCGCAGTATTCAAGTGCTTTGAACTTCGCCTTTTTGTCAGGTGAACTTTCGTACTTCGCAAAATCGAACATTCAGAACTCTATCTTTCCAGCTTTCGCCATGATGTTTCCTAAGCGACCACAAAGCGAAGAAGAAAAGAAGGTGCTACGTGACACTATCGACCGCATGAAAGGCGCGGCAAACGCGGGTAAGGGCGTAGCGTTCTTTGCAAATAGTCCAGACCAATTACCGAAAATCGAAAGCATTCCTACAAACCAAAACGACAAACTATTTCAAGAAGCTAGCGGGTTAAACACCGAGCAAATTTGTTTTGCCCATACTATAGACCCTATCTTAATGGGGGTTAGAACTACGGGTTCTTTAGGTAACGGCGCAGACATTAAACAAGCTTACGTTATCTTTGAAAAGAACGTCGTTATTCCGTTGCGCGAACAGGTTACCGAAATCTTTAGCGAACTACTTAATATTGCTAGACTAAAGGCGGACTTTACTATTAAGAATTTCCAAATCATTAACGACGCTATCGTAGAACGTGACGAAAAAACGTCTTATATCATTGACTCGTTAAACGCTTTAGAAGCTAGCCTAGCGCAAAAGGTAATCGAACAAATGACACCTAACGAAATTAGAGCCTTAGCTGGTTTACCACCTTTAGAAACACCCGCGCCATGATCTACTTTATTACTGAAACATACCTAAAGACGAACACGCCTATTACTGCTAACGTAGACGTAACAGACGTAACGCCATACATAGCTACACAAAGCGACCTAAGAGTACAACCAATTCTAGGAACTACGTTTTACAAGTATATGCTTAACGCGTACAATACTCAGACCTTAACACCTGACGAAGAAACGCTAGTAGAATTTATTCAACCTGTAGTAGCTTGGCGTAGTGCTGAAGATTCCGTCTTTGGCTTGTCTTACCAACTTAAAAACAAAGGTCTTCAAACACAATTCGGCGACTATTCGGGTAGCGTTTCACGTACTGAGGTTGCCTTTGGTATGGAACACTATGCACAAAAAGCTAGTTTCTACGAACAACGTTTGATTAAATACCTACTAGCTAACAAAAACCTATACCCGCAGTTTACTAGTCTTACAAATAAAGACACCGACTTACGCCCACAAATAGAAGCGTGTGACTGCACGGGTACTTGTTGGGGACGTTGTGGCCAGCGCTACAATGACAACGGCTATAATAACGCTATAATGGTATTTTAATATGTCGACAAACGTTAAAGCCTTTATTTTCGCTAGCCTTTCGGTTCTTAGTCCTATTACACCCCTTGTTTTACTTGCGGTGTTTACTATTATTCTAGATACTGCCTTCGGAATATGGCGTTCGGTTAAGAAAAACGGCTGGGCTTCGATACGTTCTAGACGTTTGTCGCATACAATTTCTAAAAGCTTACTTTATACGGGGGCTATTACGTTCGTTTTTCTGTTGGAAAAGTTCGTAGTCGCTGACATTCTAGCGCATTTTATTTCTATTGATCTAGTTTTAACCAAAATGTTCACGTTCTTTTGCGTGGCAACCGAAGTAAAAAGTATTAACGAAAGTTACTACTCAGTTACAGGGGTTAATGTTTGGGAAAAATTTATGCAGTTTATCAAAAGAAGTAGAACGCAACTAGAAGACCTTAAGTAACTACACTCGGACGCATACCACTAGAACTGCCCTGAGCCCCCTCGTTGATATTGTCGGCGGGGGTTTTACAAATAACTTTGAAAATGGTAAGAAGCTACACCGACACCGAACTACTAAACAAAGTAAAAGAAATAAATAACTATTCGGGTATTCCCGCTGGCTATTGGTTACTTGGTGTTCGTTCTAAAGAAGACAACCCGAACGCATTCGACGACAAAATTTACCTATTTAAAGGCAGTCAATTTATCGAAGTTACTAGCGCAACAACCAATCCAGGAACGCCTACCTTAAAGCAATTCGAAAAGGTTAATAAGAAAGGCGCTGCAGTCCTTAAGTCTGAACAATGGTATTACGACGTTTGGAAATACGGAAAACATA